CCCTTTCGTAAAGAGGCGTGCAAAAATAATATATTTATGCCATATTACATAAAACAAAAGAAAAAAAAGAAAGACAAGCCTTTACCCTTGTTTGATAAAGCAGGGGTAACAGTAAAGAAGAAGCCGGATTTGAAAGCGAAACTCGATAAAGAGTTTTCCCTTTTCATCCGGCTTCGTGATTGTATGCCAAACGGTTTCTTCCGATGTATATCATGTGGACAGATAAAACCGTTCGGGCAAGCCGACTGTGGTCACTATTTCAGCCGCACGCATCTGGCTACCCGATTTGATGAGAACAATTGCCATGCCGAATGCCGTGCGTGCAACCGTTTCCGTGCCGACCACCTTGAAGGCTACCGTGAGAATTTGATAGCCAAAATCGGACAACAGTATTTTGACTTGCTAAAAGTGAAAGCTGCATCAAATACTAAGATGTCAGATTTTGAGTATGAGCAACTAATCAAGTATTACAAAGCACTTAATAAGAAGTTACGAAAGGAGAAAGGGTTATGAATGATTTGGAAGCAGGAACATTTGTCATGATGGTCAAGAATGATGATGGTTCATTCTCTCCGGTTGGATTAAGTAAGGAACAGGCTTATATAATCCGGACATTTCTTTCCAAACTTAGTGAGGATTCCCCTTTTATCATTAAATCAGAAGATAGATATGTACAAACTACGTGATTACCAACAGAAAGCCTCTGATACTGCCGTTTCTTTCTTCAACAACAAGACCAAGAAAACTAATGCCATTATGGTGTTACCTACGGGCAGCGGAAAGTCGCTTATCATAGCGGATATAGCCGCAAGGCTTGAGGGGCACACTTTGGTGTTTCAGCCAAGTAAGGAAATACTCGAGCAGAATTTCAAGAAACTCTGCTCATACGGCATTCTTGATTGCAGTATCTATTCGGCTTCTTTCAACTCAAAGGAGATAAGCCGGATAACATTTGCCACCATAGGCAGCGTGAAGAACCATCCTGAACTGTTCATCCACTTCAAGAACATCATCGTGGACGAATGCCACCTTGTTAACCCTAAAGAGGGGATGTACAAGGATTTCTTCAATGCGGTGAAGTGTAAGGTTCTAGGCTTGACTGCAACTCCTTATAGATTATCTTCCTCACGTGATTTCGGCTCTATGTTGAAATTTATCACCCGGACAAAGCCTCACGTTTTTTCAGAGGTCATTTATCATGTACAGGTATCAACCTTATTAGATATGGGCTACTTGGCGAAGCTGAACTACTACCCGATGAATCCGACCGGATGGAATGAACTCAATTTGAAAGTAAATACCACTGGTGCCGACTATACAGATAGGTCAGTCCAAAGAGAATATGAACGGATAGACTTCTACGGTTATCTCGTTCATATCGTCCAAAGGCTGATGAATCCCAAAGCCGGAGGAAAACGGAAGGGCATTTTGGTCTTTACCCGTTTTTTGAAAGAAGCGGAACGGTTAACGATGTCAATACCTGGTTGCGCTATTGTATCCGGTGATACTCCAAAATCCACTCGTGAAATGATTCTCAAGCATTTTAAGGCAGGAGAAATATCTGTTGTTGCCAATGTCGGGGTATTAACCACCGGCTTTGACTATCCGGAACTTGATACGGTCGTAATGGCACGTCCTACGATGTCACTGGCCATGTGGTATCAGATAGTCGGTCGTGCCATCCGCCCGCATCCTTCCAAAGAATGCGGATGGATTATTGATTTATGCGGTAATATCAAACGCTTTGGCGAGGTCTCTGATTTACGATTATTTGATAGCGGTAATGGAAAATGGGCTGTATTCTCTAGAGGAAGGCAATTAACAAACGTAAGATTCTAAGCAAATGGAAAACGATAAAGGATTTATAAAACTAAGCCGCAGGTTCTTCTCGAATATAATGTGGAATGAAGCCCGGACATTTAGCAGTTGCGAAGCGTGGTTAGACTTAATACAGTCTGCACGATTTGATGCAACGCCCCGAAAGGAGTGTATCGGAGGTCGAGAGGTGGTCTATAATCGTGGGCAATACCCAGCATCCATTAGGTTTTTAGCAAAACGTTGGCAATGGTCAGAAAAGAAAGTCCGTTCTTTTTTGGAGCACCTACGGAAAGAAGGCATGATAACTTCTGAATGTACGCAAGGCATCAATATCATAACATTGTGCAAATATGACGAATATAACGATGTAGACACAACTAAGGGCACAATTAAGGGCACGGATATTAACGTGGAGATCAATAGTTTAAAAGAAGAATGGGCACAACTAAAGGCACAACTTGCGGCACAGCCTATGAATAATAACCCGCCACAATTTGAATTTTCACAAAAATTAGGGCACACGGAGGGCACAAATACAAAGAAAGATAAAGAAAGAGAGTGCATAGATATGTCTCTTAATAATCAAAAGAAAGAAAATACTCCTAACGGAGTATCAAAGAAAGACAAGCTTTCTTCGCCCTCCCTCTCTGAAAAGGTTGATTACAATGGATTAATGGAATACTATAACGCTACATTCAAGGACAAACTTCAGCAGATACAGTCAATGACCGAGGATAGAAAGAAAGCCGTAAAAGCCCGGATATCCCAATATGGCAAAGAATCCGTCAGAACAGCTTTCAATCTTGTTCTTCAGAGTCCCTTTCTTCTTGGAGGAAATGACCGCAACTGGAAGTGTAACTTTGATTGGATATTTAAACAAGCAAATTACACTAAAATTTTAGAAGGTAATTACAATGGAAAACGAACTGATACTGCCGCCACAAGAAGAGAGTCGGTTAGCCGCCTTAAAGACCTCGCCGGAGCGATATTGCAAGATGCTTCGCCCCAAAACGATTGAAGATGTATTTTTAAGTTCAGAACCAGCAATAGGAACAATCACAAGGATACTTGGAGAAACAAAGTCAAGAGCCGCCGTTGTTCTTTTACTTGCCGATGCTTTGGAGTTTTTCAATGCTACTGAAACTATGTCTGATGTTCAGGTAGCTATAACCGTTGATTTGATTATGGAGGAATATCCGTATTTCAAAATGGACGACTTGAAACTCTGTTTTAAAAATGCCATGAAGATGAAATACGGACGAATATACAATCGTATTGATGGGCAGGTGATTATGAGTTGGCTTCGTGAGTATAATAAAGAACGATGTACTGCTGCCGACACCCAGTCCTGGAATGAGCATAAATCGCATATAGAGGATGAATTAAAGTCTATGTCCGGTATGTTCTATGAAGAGTATAGGACGGAACTTGAAAAGCGTGCATCATCTGGTGATGAATCTGCTATCAATGCCTTGCGTATATCTAACAGTTTAATGGATGAGTTGGTTAAAAGAAGATTTAAAAAGCAGAAAATGCAATTGAAAGAGTTTTATAATAAGCAAGAATCATGAAAGTAACTATTTATTGGGATACAAGACATCTCGATCCTAAAGATGTACCAAGAATCAAAAAGAGAATCAGGGATAAGTTTAATATCCCGGACTATACTACCGTGAACGGTGAGACTCCCTGTGATATCAAGGAAGAAGATATGAAACTCCTTAGAGAGACAGAAAAACGAGGATTCATTCAAATAAGAAACAAGTGAAATCATGTTAGTAGGAACAACAAATCTTAATACAACGCTCAACTTAACCTATGTGTTGACAGATGTTGTAGAAACCCTTCTCTATGACTTGAGAAGTGAAATGGGTAAACAAGGCTATGAACTGCGTTACGATGCAAAACGTAATTTCAACACTGCAATAGCCGCTATCCGTAAATTAAAACAAGATGTTGACAAAACCCAGTTCTCCACTCAGGAAAATTTCGGCAACGACTCCGATTGTCTTCTTGCGTTTATCAGGTTGTTAATTGACAGATGTGGAGATGATGATAAAAAGATGTTTGAATTTTATAATTACATCAAGCGTTTTCCGTCACAACTTGGGCTCAATCTATCAGACGAAAAAAGTACGTTCGCTCATATTTTCAAAAGTAGTGAGGAGCTGGATTAGTTATGAGAGTGTTGCTAAATATCCTCCTTCTCCTAGGAGTTAACATCTTATTTTATCTGGTAGTCTACGCAATATCAGACTACTTAATGGATACAATTAATTAAACAACGAATGATATGAATAAAACTCACGGTTCTTTATTTAGCGGCTTTGATGCCCCTAGCGTTGCAGCGTCATGGTTGGGCTGGAAAAATGCCTTTCACTGTGAGATAAACTCTTTTTGCAACGAGATACTAAAATATTGGTTTCCTGATTCAGAACATTATGAAGATATTACAAAGACAGACTTTAGTCAATGGAAAGGAAGAATCGATGTCCTCACAGGCGGATTTCCTTGCCAGCCTTTCTCCCTTGCAGGTCAGAGAAAGGGAGCGGATGATAACCGTTACCTCTGGCCGGAAATGTTACGAGCAATACGCGAAATCCGACCCACTTGGGTTATTGGTGAAAACGTTGCTGGAATCCTCACAATGGTTCAGCCCGGCGAGGAGACTGAAATGGGAAGCCAAACCGCTCTTTTCGGAGAAGATAATCGAAAAAGAGTATTGTTACGACAAGAGTATGTCGTCGAAACCATCTGTAAAGACCTTGAACGAGAAGGATATTCCGTCCAACCGTTGCTTATTCCGGCTTGTGCCGTCGGAGCGCCCCACAGAAGAGACAGAGTGTGGTTTGTTGCTCACAGGAATGATGCTCCCCACCCCGACCTCGATAGATGCCGGAACGGGAAGAATAAACAAGAGCCGCTCACCCAATGCAAAGGAACGTCCAACAATTGCTTTAGCAGCAAAGATGGGGTTGTTACCTACTCCCAATACCCGAGAAGCGGACAAATACAGCAAAAAGTACAACCCGAACAGTCAGATGGGGACAGCTTTGACCGCAATGGCGGTAAACAGAATGTTACCTACTCCTACTGCGAGTTTCCGTTACAACGGATGCTGCAAGGAGAGAAAGGACGGTACAGGCAGAAAATCCGAACTGAATCATTACATATCCGCTCAAACTGGGAAAAATTCCCAACTCAATCCCCTGTTTGTCGAGGAAATGATGGGGTTCCCTTTAATGTGGACAACCTTACCATTCCTTTCACAAAATGGAGACAGGAATCAGTCAAAGGATACGGAAATGCCATAGTTCCGCAGGTGATTCTTGAAATTTTCAAAGCGATAGAAGAATTAGATAACTGATTAAACCTTGCAAGTTCTTGAATGATTATCAAGGATTTGCGTAAAACAGATATGAAAATAATTAAGCAAGGTAAAAAGCCGATAAAAAGAAAACAGCAGAAATGCTCTAATTGCGATTGCATTTTTGAATATGAAAGATCTGATATAAAGTCAGACCAACGGGAAGGCTCTTGGGTTGTATGCCCTTGTTGCAAGAAATGTATTAGTGTTGAATGGTTTTAAACTAATCAGAAATGAGGTAAACCGAGCCTTCTAAATTCGGTTGTTGATCTTTGACGTATTGGATTTACCGATTAATTTTTTTGAGAAAATGTGACTTTATGGTTAATAAAGTGCATAATCTTGGAAACAAAACATCTAATTTGCTGTTTTATTTTTATATTTGCATTGTAATTTAAATATGGAGGTAAGTATGTGCATATTAAAGGAAGTAGGACGTTTTATTAAAAATGGAGCTTCTACATTTCGTGATGCCTCTCAAGGGCATTATAAGCAGAACTCCGAAGCTATTTCTGAAATTAGGAAAGAAATTCTGGAAAAAGACAGAAATAGGAATGATGATAAGAGGAATCTTATGGAAGACAGAAAAAATGTTGAAGGGGATGTGCGTAGATCTTTTAATGAAATTGTATTAAACAATGGGTAAGCAAGAACTAAAACAGCGGGAAACGCAAGTTGCAACAGGCGATGGAGTTGGAAAACAATTAGAACAGACTTATACTGTTGATGACAATTGCCTACCTTCACCTCAAGAATTAGCCGCATATAAGAATATTGATCCTAGAATTGTCGATTATCTTATTAATGCCTCTGTAAAAGAGCAAGATCATCGGCATAAAATGGATAGCAACAAATTGAATATGATTAGAAAAGCTGATAGAAGAGATGGAAGAATGAACTGGTGGGGAATGTTTTTCGCATTTCTCGCTATAGTTGTAATGATAGCTCTTGCTGGTTATGCTCTCTATTTAGACAAACCTTGGTTTGCTGGGATTATGGGTGCTAGCACACTTGTATCCGTAGCTTCTATTTTTATTAAAAGTAATGATAATAAAAGCAAACCATCTGGTAATACAAAGAAATAATTAAAATTTTTGATACTAAAGTTAGGCGGTAAGTTCAATCTCACCGCCTTTTTTGTGTCCGGGCGGTATCTAAGTTCGGACACTTTTATTTAGAGTAAAACAATAAAGAAATGAATAAAATTAAAAAAGAATATTTGGTCAATGTAGATATGCGTTGGTCGATAGACTACGAAGTAAAAGCCTGTTCAGAGACAGAAGCAAAACGCCTCGCATGGGAGAAATTCAAAAAGAATCTTCCTAAGAAATGTTTCGAGATCTTGGCAGATAAAAAATAATCTTCAATATAAATTAGATAAAATGAACTATGAGGTAGAAGAGGTACATATAAGTACAATTCAAGCCGGAGACACTATTTTACATACAGACGGACTGATAAGAACAGTTGGCAATGTGAATATCCGACACAGCTCCTTTATGGGTATTACTCTTTTTGGTGATTCTTATCACCTAGGAAATACTCTTGTCAAACGTTTAAGAATAATAACCTTAAATAAAGAATAGAAATGAAAGAAATAGAACTATATAATGATCATTTCCAGAATTATAAAGTCTATGGCATTCCTAAGGCTCAACTAATTATAGCTGATGTCCCTTATAATTTAGGCAATAGTGCTTATGCTTCTAACCCTTCATGGTATGTGGACGGAGATAACAAGAACGGGGAAAGTGATAAGGCCGGCAAACAATTCTTTGATACCGATAAAGATTTTCGCCCTGCCGAGTTTATGCACTTCTGCTCCCAGATGCTTGTAAAGGAACCCAAAGAAAAAGGCAAGGCGCCTTGCATGATAATCTTTTGTGAATTTGAAGACCAGTTCCGGTATATTGAACTGGGTAAAAGATATGGGCTGAATAATTACATCAATCTTGTATTCAGAAAGAACTTTTCAGCGCAAGTCTTGAAAGCCAATATGAAGATAGTCGGCAATTGTGAATATGGATTGTTGCTTTACCGCGATAAACTTCCAAAGTTTAACAACGATGGTCGGATGATCTTCAATTGCTTTGATTGGGTGTTGGACAATGAAACTCCGAAGGTTCATAACACGCAAAAGCCGGTTCCTTTGCTTCGTAGACTGATAGAGATATTCACCGACAAAGGTGATGTCGTTATTGATCCATGTGCTGGAAGTGGTTCTACTTTATTGGCTGCTGCCCAGTTGGGACGCAGGGCATACGGATTTGAGATTAAAAAAAAGTTCTTTGCTGATGCGAATAAGTTTGTGTTGTCGCAAGTACAGCAAGCACTATTTCAATAATTCAAGATAAATATGATGAGAAAAATAGATTTGAATGACCTCCGTGATAAGGCCTACAAAAACGCTTGTGAGCACGGTTTTCACGATCAGGAGTTGAGCAATGAACATTGTCTTTGCCTAATAATATCGGAGCTAATGGAGGCTGTGGAGGCAGATAGGAAAGGAAAACAATTCAATAAAGATGCGAAAGAGACCTATGAACTCATACAAAATGTGAAGTTCTGCAAGGTTATATTTGATAATTATATCAAAGGAAGCGTTGAAGAGGAGCTTGCCGATGCTGTAATCCGCTTACTGGATTTGGCTGGATTGCGAAATCTGAATCTTAACAGGTTTACACTTGTCAATGTGGTATCCAAGAAGAAAACCTTTATGGAGAATATTTATGCCATCGTAAAAGACATAATGAACTATAAATACTCATTGGAAGAGCAGGTTAATTATGCGATTACACAAGTATTCGTATTGTCGGATATACTTGATATTGATTTGCTCTGGCATATCGAGCAGAAAATGAAGTATAACGAACTCCGTGAGAAAATGCACGGGAAGAAGTATTAGTCTTTCAATACTAAATAAGAAAAAGGCAGGTGATTCAATACCAACCTTTAAAATCTGCTAATTTGGTAAATTTTATAATAAGTGACAGTCTCATTTACAAAAATACAGGGAATACCGAAAAACAAGCGATTTACTCTTTTAAATGATATCACCAAAGCATTACAACAATTATCACGACATTTCTGAACCGCACAGCAAGAAAGGACTACATTAATCACTTTCATCAGGAGAAGCCTCTAGAGGGAATGTTTTCACCAAATCCACTAGAGAAATTCTTGAAAAGCACATGTATATACACTATAGTAGAAGTTAGATTTTAATAGAAATGTAGAAAATTGAAGATACTAGAGAGCCATGTGTCTAGTAAACAGGTTTTCCATAAAAAATAGAGTAATTCAATTCCTGCAATAATCCCTAATATGATTCTACAAGTTGAAACAATTTTATTCTCAGTTTCTGTGTTAGATACATAATTTCGTTCTTGAAGAATATCCCATTCACGTTGTGAAAGGTTTATTTTTAGTTTGTCTTCTAATTCTTGTAAAAGTACAAATTTTCCAGAATTTAATCTTTGGTATGATATTAATAACTTTTCCCAATAAAATGTTATACCATAAGCTACTCCTGTTAGAAATAATAATAGGAGACATGCTTGAGCCTTGTCAGAAATACGATCTGCTACTAAGAATGAGGCCGTAATAATGGTGGTAATAATACCAAAGTATAGATTATTGACATTTTGTCGTCTCGTTGACACATTCTCAGTAGATGCATATAATATTTTGTATTGCTCAAGTAATAATTCTTTTGAAGTGTCAATGTAGCACAATGCATCAATGATTTCTTTAGGATGATTTGCTACATGGAGGGCCTTATTGTCAATACAGAAGTAAGGATAAGTGAAAACTTTAGATTTATTATCTGTTTTAAGTTCCGTAAAATAAAATCTTTTATTTAGGGCTTTGGTGATTTCGTATTCTTTATGTATAGATTTACTTTCATAGGTGTTTGATCCAATAAAAAATAATACAACATCCGCCTCTTTTATGAGTGACTCAACTTGTTTGACCCAATCCTTTTTTAAATGATCTAGTGAAATGAAATCAATACTTTTTATACGAGTATTTATTTCATTTATTATTTGATCTACATATATCTTGTCTGTGAATCTATAACTTAAGAATACTTTCATAATAATTATTTTTATGTCTGATTTTACAAATATAACAATCTTTTTTCAATTCTATAAAGGGTTTGCTTTGTGTGTATGAAAGATAATGAAAATATAGGATTATTTGTGAATATATATTATTATCGATTATTGCCAGATTGGGTTTGTAACTTAATTAATAAATTATATGGAAAATAATATTAACCAAAGCTTGTATGCTGAATCTATGAAAAAGGCACTGCAAGTAGATTTTCTTACTAATAGTGAGGAACTTAGATTGTATGCAACATCTATCTATAACGCTTCAATATGGAGTAGGGAAGTAGATAAGAAAAATAAAGCCATTCTCAAAAGGAATAGGTTTTTAAAATAGAAAGGGAGAATCTGCGAGCACGACCAAGCATTAATTCTCCCAAATCTTACACGATTATGATGCAAATATACTATTTACTTTTAAAATAATCGTGTTATGGCGCTGGATTTTAACAAAATAATTCGTCTTAAAAAAATTAGAATTGAGAAATCAGAACTTTCAGAGGAAGAGAATGCCTTGACTGCCCCGGTTCTGAAAGACAAAAGCCTTATCCATGAAATCTATAAAATATTTGTTGAGTTACTGAATGAGAGAGGATGTCCACCGAATATTGACAGTGTTACCCAGCGGAAGAAGTTCATTTTCATTATCCTGTACCTGTTTTCTCCTAGCTCGCTTGCCGGTGGGAAAATGACAGCTGGGTTACGTGAAGAGATGTCAAGAGTATTGGGGATTCAGTCCAAGAGTACAATTTCCGACAATTGTGCTGATGTCGTATTTCTGTATCAGAACTATGGGGATTTTAGTGGGGATATAGAGTATCTTTACACCGAAATCGTAAATCGGTTAAGAATCAAAGGGCTAATCAATTAACAAAGCGGTAAGTAATTCTTATCGCTTTGTTTTTTTTACTCAATTTTGAGCCATCGAATTATAATTATTCCTATATTTGCAATGCTTTTCTGCACAAAATTCTTTGTGTTATGTGTATAACTCCGTTTTTAAGCATACATAAAGGTTGATATATTAGTATTAACTTTAAAAAAGGAGGTTTTATGTCTGATGATAAAGACTATTATGAAAAAGAAGAACGAAGAATAGTGAAAAATGCCACAGAAAAAGGAGTACCTTTTGAAACAGCTGCAATCATTAGCAGAAATATAAGGCAGGAGGGATTAAGAGATTATGAATATCTTCAAATGCTCAAAGGTAAATTGAGTGATGAAATTAATCGTAAAAAGTAAATCAACAGGCCGGAGTTCAGTGCTCCGGCTCAATTTTATACAACTAACAGAATTAATATTCTAATAAAAAAGTAGAGAGATATTATAATTCCTACCCCTATAATACTTTTTGTTACCCAGTCATGTTTAAATACATCATACTTAAATATTCCACCAGGTACAAATTCGTGGGCTACATATTTTGCTTTCCAATACCCAATGCCAATAAACGTCATTCCTAATCCAAGTCCTAAAACATATCTTCTTTCAATAAATTGTATATCAAATATCATTGCTGCTGCGGAAAGAAGGATGCCACATAAAAGTACTAATTTCCACCAATAATCGACTTTAAATAATTGTCCTAAATCCATAATTCTATCTTTATTTATAGTATTCTTTTCCTTGTATGTTTTCATGGTCCGGCATACGTGGTTCTCCATCAAAATGAATTTTACCTCGTATTATTGACTTATTTCTTTTGAGATAGTCCATAAATTAGAAGTGAATGGACAAGTATTTCCTTTAGGAAGACATGAACTAATGGTTGGATTTAATAATTTTATCAACGCTTGTTCGGCAAACTGAACTACGCTCCCTATTCCTGATATTCTCATTAGTAGGTATATATCAAAACTCATATTTGAATTAAATATCTCCTGCATTTTTGTCGTTTGGTGCTTCCCTGACCTTAACATGGATATATGTGTGTTCATTCTCCTTTTCATGCAAGTCGTTGAACCAATATAAGTATCAGTGCCGAATTTTAGAAGATAAACATCTCCTTCTTCTTCTGATGCTTTTTTAAACCATAAAGATAGCTTTCCGTCCTTATATTCACCCACCTTCTCTAATTTATCGTAGTCAATCATCTTCTTTTGTAATTTTTAGTTTTGTACCGCAATTAGGGCAAATTATGATATTCTCTAATTCATCGGCGAAGAAATCACCAACATTGCATCCAATAACATTCGCTATTCTTTGAAGTGTTTCGACTGTTGGGTTTTTGTTGATGGATTGAGATAATGCCCCCTTAGTTATAGGTTTCCCATTCTTACTTTCCCACTCATTTGCTATACGCTCAATAGTATAGCCACGTGCTTTTATTACTGTTTTTATATCCATATATAATATGTTTAGTTATAACTATATGCAAAGTTACAACTATTTTGCATTTAATCTATATAATATCTAAACATTATATGTAATTTATATAGCTTTATCTAAATACATATAAAGTGTTAATGTTTTGTTAAAGCTAAACAAATAATTGTATATGTTTAGATATAACTATACATTTGCATCATCAGAAACGAAGTAATAACAATTAAAAGATATACGATTATGGCAGCATCAGTAATTAAACAAAGAACAATAGAGAAGTTCATCATGTCAGAGTTTGTACAAGGCAATTTGAACACAAAAGAACAAGTAAGCTGTATGCTCATTTTGATTCAAAAGAAGCTGAGTATGTCAGTAGAGCAAGCAAGTGACTTTATGAGAAACGCAATTGGTATTAACGCTTAAATATACGATCATGGCAACAAAGAAGATTGATGAAAAGAAAACATTGAAGTATGCAGTAGCATTCTACTTCTGTACATCAGGCAAAATAAACTTCATGTTAGGCAATAAAATGTATCAGCATATAGATACTGTTTATGACCAAAGAGAAGACGGCAGAGGCTTCAATACTTGTGAGGTCGTTTATAACTACAAGGCTCAAAAATATGAGGTTCTAAGTGTAGATACAGAGATAGGTAATAAAGAGATTACAATATTATAAGTTTAACCGACAGGGCGAAAGCCCTGCGTAATATAGAAGATTATGAACGAGAAAGAAACACAAGCAGTTTTTTGTCAAAGAGTAAACGGCATCTATATGAAGCTAACAGGCGACTATAATAAAGACGATCATTATTTTGATAGTTGTTCTTTTTATCCGGCTGGTACATTGGCGGACAGACAAGGACAAGAGATAATAACAGATAAGTATATTATAAGAGGTAGATATAATGATTTCGTCAAAGAGTTTGATCACAATCCTACCGACCGAGAGATAAACAACGCTTTAGTTTTTAGGTTTGGTCTCAATTCAAGTTTTTTAATGTAATTAATCCAGTAGCCTTCGGGCTACCACAATACACACGATTATGAAAGCGGATTTAGTTTTAGTTATCAGCCCCGAAGCCCCATTGATGAAGCAACTGGGCAAGGTATTGGGTAAGTTATGTAGTATGTGCGATTTTACCACCATAGAAAGAGGTGAGAAGTACATAACAATACAGCATGATGAAACCGGTCTTGTTGTGGCTTATACGAGTGAAGAAAGATTGAATGTGAAACATTAAATATCGATTATTATGGGTGAAATAGCAGATAGTTTAATTAGTGGTGAATTTGATTGCATCACAGGTGAATATTTAGGTGAAGAAGTTGGCTATCCAAGAACGCACGCTTATGACAGACATGAATACATGCCACCAGTTGAAAAGAAGCCTACCAGCAAGGCGAATGTCTGTATAACTAACATGTGTAAGGACAGAGGTTTCAGTAACCGTGAAAAGATTGAATTAGTAGCCAAATTCTTGTATAGCAAAGGTTACAAACAATTGCCTAACCTATCCCATCAGTATAAAATCATTCACAGCCAGTACAAGAATGATTTTAAAAGGTTTTTGGTAGAACAAGTAAAGCAAAGAAAGGATGAATAATATATTCACAATATGCTATTCAGAAGAAGAAGCAAACGAAATAGGTCACTTCATTTTGAGTAGAGGATACGAGGGTGTTCAAAATGATAGTTATAGATATTGTCGTGAAGCGATTTGGTGGGCTTTCAAAGAAGCTAAAAGGCATCATTCAAATTGCATTTACATTGGCGTTGCAGGTTGCCAAATGACAGTATCAAAATCAAAGCGAGGTCTTAGACGAAATGGTTGTAAATACATAGAGAAAAGGCGAATGTTTTACAAATTACTAAGTAAGTATTGATAAATGATTATGAACTCAATAAACAAAAACGGTTGCAGTATATGCCAGCCCGGTAAAGAGAATTACACTACCTACACAACGAAGTTAGGCAGAAAGAGAGTGAGAATGTACCAGTACGACTACCGTACTGAAAGCGGTGAGTTGTTTTCTTGTTGTGCGCCTACCTTAGAGGCATGCAGAGAAAGACGAGATAAATGGCTTAGTTCACGACAATAAACTGATTGTCGTGTATAACGATTGAAGATATTTCGTTATCTTTGGTTATGGTAGTACCTTTGGGGTACTATCGCGGAATGGAGCAGTTGGTTAGCTTACCGCTTTGACTTGGCGGTGGTCACAGGTTCGAGTCCTGTTTCCGCAACTATTGAGTATTAATTTAAATTTGACACGATTATGAACATTCTTACATTAAGCATCAAACAGAAGTATTTCGATGAAATCTTAGCAGGCACCAAAACCCACGAATACCGTGAAATCAGACCAACCAACGCTAAGAAGTATATCACTTACCTATGTGGCGGTAAAGAATATCCGGCTGATGCAGAACTGCCTGAAGAAGGTGAGGTAGAATTGAAGCCTATCAAGTACGATGCAATCAAGCTTCTGACAGGTGCATATACGGGTAAACGTCCTTACATCATTATAGAGGTAAAGAATGCAGAAGCAGTAATTCTCACAGATGAAAACGGTAATGATATTGTTTACGAACATCAAGGCGAAGAATATCTTGCCGCACAAATGGATTATACTTTGGGTAAGATATTAGAGAAACATATAGATTGATTTGTTTAACTTTTAAAATTAGAAAGCAGAGTCGCAAGAAGAATTAACAGAGTAGCCGGGCCTCGCAGAAATATGAATGGTGCAGGGGCAGGTGGTAGATTGGTTGCCAATCGTAGAGGTACAGCAAGTGCCACACAGTTAGGATCACGCAGACAGCGTTACAGTGATCTTCGTACTTCATTTGGTTTAAGTGGTGGCTAGCTATGAACAAAGTAGAACAAGCGAGCCAATATATAGACCTCATTCGGGTAAAATCGAATGAGGCTTTACTGTTTTTATCACTTGGTAAAGATTCGCTTGTTCTGCTTGATTTAGTCTATCCGAAGTTTGAGAGAATAGTCTGCGTGTTCATGTATTTCGTCAAGGACTTAGAGCATATCAACCGTTGGATAAACTGGACTAAAGCCAAATATCCGAAGATAGAGTTTGTTCAAGTGCCACACTGGAACCTCACTTACATTCTCCGTGGTGGTATGTATTGCGTGCCAAATCCGAAAGTGAAACTGTTGAAGCTGGCTGATGTGGTAAAGGCTATGCAACTTACTCACGGAGTTTATTACACATTCTTGGGTATGAAGAAAGCTGATGGCATGAATCGTAGGCTTATGCTGAAAGGGTATGAGGCAAACGGTTACAAGAATAACGGTATGGTTTATCCTTTGGCTGATTGGAATCAAAGAGACATTCTTGCTTACATGAAGCAACACAACCTACCCGAACCTATTCGGTATAGCTTAAAGGCTTCAAGTGGAGTAGGCTTCAATCTTGATTGTATGCTTTGGATGGAGAAGAATTACCCGCAAGATTTACAGAGAATTTACAAAGTTTTCCCAATGGCTGAAAGGGTGCTTTGGGAGTATAATAATCAACAAAAGCAATAGAAGGAAAGCCGAGTCAGAAGAAAATCAATTGATGATATTGCAGAGCAAAGATACAGACTATCTCGTACTTTAACGGGTAATAGGCTGAACAGAGTAAACTCTATTGCAAGAAAGTATATTCGATACATTGAACGAACCTTTGGGTATAACGAGGGGAAACAACAAGATGGCGCAAGAAAAGTATCTCGAAGAATTTATATGGGTTTAACTAATGGATGATATGGAATTGTCAAAATACATAAAGAGTGAATCGGTGGAACTTAATCGTTCTGCCATTCACTTTGCAGATTATAACCCCCGGAAACTTTCCGATGAATCACGTAAGACACTGAAACGTGGTATCAAGAAATTCGGATTGGTAGGTGGAATAGTTGTGAATAAGCGTACTGGTCTTACCGTAGTCAGCGGGCACCAGCGTTTGTCTGTCATGGACGAATTGCAAAAGTTTCCCGATAACGACTACCGTATTCGTGTCGATGTCATAGACGTGGACGAGCAGCAGGAAAAGGAGTTAAATATTTTAATGAACAACCCTAATGCACAAGGTACATGGGATTTTGACGCTCTTGCTCGTATTGTTCCTGATATTGACTGGAAAGATGCAGGTCTGACCGATGCAGACTTGAATATGATTGGTGTCGATTATCTATTACAGACAGAAGAGGAAAACTCCATTGCTGATGCTTTGTCTGATATGATGGCTCCAGTTACCGAGCAAAAGGAAGCCGAGAAAGCCGCCAAACAGTTGGAACGTGCCGAAAAGGTTGCCCACATGAAAGAGGTCAAGCAGCAGGTGAAAGAAAACTCGCAGAAGCAAGCCGAGAATATGGATGCTTATGTGATGTTATCCTTTGATACCTATGAAGCTAAAGCCGCTTTCTGTGAGAGATTCGGTTATGACCCGGATATGAAGTTCATAAAGGGAGAAGTATTTGATGAACAAGTAGAAAGAATAGATTAATTATTGGGAGGGAAGCTGAGTTAGAAAGAAAACATATAGCCAGTTATATCAGCAGTCCAGACGAATAATGTACAACGCTGGAAGGCAATACGGGTTAGGTTCTGCAAGACAAAGAAACATAAGGGATAGAACGAAATCCATAATGGGAAGATATGCTGAGAAAATAGATAGCTATTTCTCAAAAAGAGGAGTTGATGTCTATGGAAACAAGCCAATTTCTCGCCGTGTATATATGGGTAACAATAACGGTTGAAATTATGATTGGCGATTTTATACTTTGGATAAGGAATGTTCTAAAGCAAAACCTGTTTTGTGTTCATCATTATGTTTGGAAAGGTAGTGTGATGTTCTCTGAGTTCAGGTATGAACAATGTGAGAAATGTGGAAAATTAAAGAAGTAATATGAGCAATAGTGAATCTCAAAATAGAAAAGGTAAAGGAGGAAGAAAGCCAAAGTTTGACTACACAAGCGAGGACTTTCTTTCTCTCGTGGAATCGTATGCCAAAAAGGGATTCACTGATAAGGAAATTGCCTATGCCATTGGACTGTCACCGCAAAAATTTAGCGAAAAGAAAAGCGCATACAGTGAATTAAGTGATGTCCTCTCACGTGCGCGTTGTGCGATAAACTCCCTTGTGCGCGCCAAATTTCTTGCAATGGCTCTTGGTGGCATAAAAACTAAGAATACCACAGTTCGGAAGTTACGGGATAGAGATGGCGATCTGACAGGCGAAGAAGAAGTACAAGTTGTAGAAGGTGAGCTAGCTCCCAATTTGAGTGCTCAAATGACTTGGCTATACCATTACGATGAGGACTGGAGAAAGGTTGAACGCAAACAGGATGAAGATGCTGATATTCCAACAGACATAGAACACGGTATCAACATTGATTCTTGGATTAAAGACAAGCTGAAATGATAGTACCTCAAGAAATTTACCATCCATTATACGAGGATAAGGAAAAATTTATAATTCTTATCACTGGTGGGCGTGGTTCGGGAAAATCTTTCAATGCTTCCACCTTTATTGAACGGTTGACTTTTGAAATGACTCCTGTAGAGAAGATAGTCCATCAAATTCTTTACACCCGTTATACGTTGGTTTCCGCTGGTATGTCTATCATCCCCGAGATGATGGAAAAAATAGACCTTGACGGAACGACCAAGTATTTCAAGACCACCAAGACGGATATAGTCAATAAAATGACTAAGAGCCGTATCATGTTCCGAGGTATCAAAACTTCATCAGGAAACCAAACAGCGAAACTAAAATCCATCCAGGGTATCACTACTTTCGTCTGCGATGAAGCGGAAGAGTGGACAAATGAAGAAGAATTCGACAAGATAATGCTCTCCATTCGTAAGAAGGGTATTCAGAACCGGATTATCATCATAATGAATCCGTGCGATTCCAATCACTTCATTTACAAAAAGTACATCGAGAAAACTCACAAACTTGTAGAAATTGACGGTGTACAGGTTCAGGTCTCCACTCATCCGAATGTGCTACACATTCATACTACTTACCTAGATAACTTGGATAATCTTTCTCCTGAGTTTCTAAAAGAGGTTGAAGATATGAAAGCTAATAATCCTGAAAAGTATGCTCATGTGGTTATCGGCCATTGGGCAGATGTGGCGGAAGGTGCTGTGTTCAAGAAGTGGGGAATTGTTGACGAGTTTCCGGTTTGGGCAAAGAAAGTGGCTATCGGGCAAGACTTCGGTTATACACATGACCCGTCCGCTTCCATTCGGTGCGGAATCGTTGACAATGCTCTCTATTTGGATGAAGTGGACTACCGTACAGGATTACTTTCTTCTGACATCATCAAGACTCTTCGCCCGTGGGGTTTGAAAGTCATAGCTGATAGTGCTGACCCTCGATTGATTCAAGAGATACATAACGGAGGAATAAAAATATATCCGGTTGAAAAGGGTACTGGCTCTATCAATGCGGGAATTGACAAAATGCAGGGTATGGAAATTTATATAACCAAGCGTTCATATAATCTTCAAAGCGAGTTCCGTAAGTATGTATGGGCAAAGGATAAGGATGGGAACTATATCAACGAACCGGAAGATCATGACAATCACGGAATAGACGCTGTACGTTACTATGTATTGGGTGAGCTTCTTGGTAAGATTCAGAAGCCGAAAGATTTAACTGGAATATTCACACACTAAAAATATAAGCTATGCCATTAACTCTAGAAGAAATATTAGCCCTATTAGACATTGGGCAGAAAATAAGTTACCTGAAGAAAGGTAGAAAGACCGAACTTCCCGATAGTTGTAAACTTTGGGATGATTGGAATCCCGAACGCCATGAAATCATGGTTGACAAGGAGAAGTACCCGGATAGAAAAGTTCTTGAAAAGGAAGCAGAGAAAGTTTTCGATGAGAAGACTGGCAAGACCTACGAAATTGAAGCTCAGTATAAGATCGAGCCGGTAAACCGTATCACTATTCCATTAGAACAGGATATAGTGAACATCCAAACAGCTTTCACAGTCGGCACAGAACCAACTATGGATTGCACTCCGACTGATGATGATGAAAAGAAGCTGCTGGATGCGGTAAAGGCAGTATTCAAGTCTAATAAAATCAAATATCAGAACAAGAAGATTGTTCGTGCCTGGTTATCTGAGCAGGAAGTAGCGGAATATTGGTACGTAACCGATGATGATTCGTTCTGGGCGAAGTTCTGGAAGAAAGTAAAGACTACATTCGGAGGCAAGGTAAAACCTACCAAGAAGCTGAAAAGCGTATTATGGTCTCCGTTCCGTGGGGATAAACTCTATCCATTCTTCAATGATGAAGGTAAAATGATTGCTTTCTCCCGTGAGTACAAGAAGAGGCTCATGGATGATTCGGAGACAACTTGCTTTATGACTATCACAGACAAGATGGTCTATCAGTGGGATTTGGCTAAGGGGTATGAGGAAAGAATGTCTTTCGCTCATGGCTTCCCTAAGTTACCGGTTCTCTACGCTTATCGTCCTGAACCTTATTGCAAAAAGATAAAGACTTTCCGTGTCCGGTTGGAGAAACTGTTATCCAACTATGCCGATTGTATTGACTATCATTTCTTCCCGTTGCTGAAATTAGTCGGTAGTGTAGCCGGATTTGCTGGCAAAACAAAAGATAGGATAGTCAAATTGGAAGATGGTGCGGATGCTCAATACTTGACGTGGAATCAGGTGCCTACAACTGTGGAACTTGAAATGAATACTTTATTTGATAAAGCATATTCTATGACAAATACACCACAAATCAGTTTTGAAAAGTTGAGTGGTGCTGGAAATGCCTTGTCGGGAGTAGCTTTTGATTATGTGTTTCTTTCGACACATTTGCAAGTTCAAAATCATGCCGAGGTGATAGGTGAGTTCTTGCAAAGACGTGTGAACTTCATAGTCTCTGCTTTAGGCTCTATCAATCCATCTGAATTTAACAAAGCATCTGAAACGATAGATATTAGTACAGAAGTTGTTCCGTATCGCCTTGATAATTTAGAAGATAAAGTCAATGTAGCTGTAAAGGCTGTGTCAGGTGGTGTATGGTCGCAACGACATGGGGTAATGTTTGCTGGAAATGCTGATAGAATTGATGAAGAGTTGAAAGAAATCGAGGAAGAACAGAGTTTGAAAAATGAAAAGGTGATTCCTGCTACAAAAGAATGACTTTTGGTTAATTGTGAATAGATAGCGGAGCTTTTCAGTCCCGCTTTTTTATTGTGCATAATTCGATATTATAAAATATTTATGCTATAATAGTTTTATAATTCAAAATTATTTAGTACTTTTGTATCAAATGAACAACGTATGAGAATAGTATCACATAAAAAGCTGAAAGATTTCTATGAAACCAAAGGTTATGAAGATTCACGCATAGCCTTAGAGCGTTGGTATGATATAACAGAAAAAGCCGAATGGAAAAATTTGTCTGATATAAAGGTTGATTTTCTTTCTGCTGACTATGTAGGCAACCAACACTACGTTTTCAATATCAGAGGCAACAACTATCGGTTGGTTGTCGTTGTTAAGTTTACAATTGGGTACGTCTTCATTCGCTGGGTTGGTACTCATAAAGATTATGATAAAATAGATTGTTCAACCATTTAAGATATAGGATATGAATAAAGTAACGAAAGAACAATATGAATTTGCACTGGCGAGAATAGAGGAACTTTTGCCATTGGTTGATGACAACACCCCTGCAAACGATAAGAATGCAGTGGAGCTCACTGTTATGTCCGATATAGTGATTGCTTACGAGAAGGAGCATTATCCGATAGAAAAGCCGACCGTTGCGAAATTAATAGAATTATCTCTTGAGGAAAAGGGGATGACGCAGAAACAACTTGCCGGTGAGATCGGAATAAGCCCTTCACGTGTTAATGACTATCTTTCTGGACGTTCGGAGCCAACATTGAAGATAGCAAGACTTCTTTGTCGGGTGTTGAATATTCCTCCAGCTGCAATGCTTGGATTTTAAACAGAAAAATATAATACTAAGTATAAATTTCATTTTGATACTATGAGTGAAATAAAGATTGGTAATGATGATTTTATCCTTTATATAAGGAAGAATCAGAGGGCAGATGGGTTGATGTCTAAAACAAAGAATGATAGACTTGGTCGGATGATATGGGAATTTATTAGAGATAATAAATTCGGAAAGAAAGTTTCAGAGGATAGTGTTTCTTGCATTTGGAATCCTATAGGATGCAATGATGATGGCTTTGGACTTCCTAAAAATGCAACCCAGTTTTATATTGATACTTCAAAACTGGAAGTTATTTATGATGAATTGTATCTAATGTCTCAAAGATAAGTTTTTATAAATTCAAAATGTAGCCGTGTTCCTTTATTGGTTCACGGCTTTTTTTATTCTATTTCTTCACAATCTCTTCTTGGTGAATTCTACACCATCTAATTATTTCCCTTCCACTTACTTACTTCCTACTTCTATACCGTATTCACGACAATGGTTCTATTGTCGTGAATAGGAAGCTTAAATATTTACTAATCATCTGTATTGGTGGTATTTTTACTTCTGCAAATTGAAGCTCAAATTTTAATTCATACAGTATGACAATTTTAGAACAAATCTTAGCGGGCCTCCAAACCAAGTTTACTGGGGTGGATGCTGCTATTCTCACCCGAATTGCCACTAAAAAGGCAGAGGGTGTAATGGACGAGACAAAGGTAAACTCTATTGTTGAGGGTATTAGCTTTTCGGACGTGTTAAATTCTTATGGTGATTTTCGTGCAGGGGATGCTACCCGTACTTCTGTTCAGAACTACGAGAAGAAGCATAACCTTAAAGACGGTAAGCCAATCGAGAATCCCAATCCTAACCCAAATCCGAAGCCAGAAGACAAGAAAGATGATGTACCTGCATGGGCACAAGCTTTGATTGATTCAAATAAGAATCTTTCGACTGAACTTTCCGCTTTAAAGCAAGAAAAATTACAGGCTACTCGACAGGAGCAGATTATGGCAAAGGCAAAGGAGTATGGTATTCCCGAAAACTACGCCAAGAGGTGTGCCATCAAGGACGATGAGGACTTGGATGTTTATTTCAAGGACTTGAAACAGGAGTTCGCAAATGACGGCTTCAAAGGCGTAACCCCTCCCGAATCAGCAGAAACGAAGATTGAGAAAGAAAACGAATCTATCGCAGGTATGATTTCGGAAGGAACAAAAGAAATTGTTGAATCTAAAAAGTAAAATTTATGGCAGCAGGTACTAAGTATAACTTAACCCCGGAATACAAGCCGGAAGAGTTTTACCGTGTTGAAACAGGTGTCAGAAAGAGCGGTCCTTGGAAGTTGGATATTACCAACCTCGTAGTAGGTTCTACTCTTCCTGTATTCACCCCGGTACAAGCGGACTTGAAGAAACGGACACTCGTTCCCGTCCGTAATGTGAGAGTTATTGAAGCATACGCCACCGGAGAAACCGCTTTGTCTATCAAGATAGCAAAGGATTCTCTGGCTTATGTGGGCATGTTTATCGGAAGCGGAAAGAAAGGTGCGGAAGTAGCATCTATTGACAAGTCCAATAAAGCCTACGATGTATTAACCATCAAAGCGGCTTTCGGAGAAAATATCGCTAAGGATGCGGTTCTTTTTGAGGCTACCGCAGTGGGTGGTACAGTGAAGAAGAACACTGCTAACTTCGTTCTTTACGATGCGAAGAAAGTTGAAAGTGACGGAGCTGTTCTCTGTACTCTCCTGATGCAGGCTTATGAGGTAAAGGAAAATAAGCTGATTCTTCCTGTTCATGAACTGGATAAGGTCGGATTGACTTCCCGTTTTCAGTTTGAGTATTAATAATAAAAAAGTAGAGTTATGAATTTGACTATACAGACTTTATTCACAGACCCTAATATCGTCCAAGCGATTATTGACCGTGTTCTCCAATTGAGATTGGATACAATCTATTGGAAGCAATACGGTGATTTCTTGGAAACCAAGCAGCGTGTTTTCAAAACTTATTTGGGAACAGTTACAGGCGTTGTTGCTGGTTCCATTCTTGGCAAGAATGACCAGAAGCCCATTCGTGAAAGACGCTCACTCGGAAGCGGTTATACTGAAATCGCCTATTTGGGCGACCGTTATCAGATGGATATTGAACGTCTGTCACAATTGCAAGACATCATCGACAAGTTCAATGCCGCCAATACTGCCGACCAGCGTACAATCTTGCAAGAAATCATTGATTTTATCGTTGATGATTACCGCCAAATCCTGCTTGCTCCGCACAAGCGTATGGATATTATCGTTCCCGAATTGTTGATGACTGGTAAGGCGCAGGTTCATTTGGCCGATAATAAGGAAAACATCGAATTGTTGGACATCGAGTTACCGTTCCACTTCCTTACTCCTGATGCTTCAGCAAAGAATGTATTTATCTCTTACTTGCAGCAGGAGATTCAGAAATTGAAAGCCAAATACGGTGTGTTCTCCAAGATGATTATGTCTCGTGGTACGTTTATGAAGAACATTGTAGGTGCTTCCGAGTTCGGGGATAAGTTCAAGATGATTCTTGGTGAGCGTGAGTTTATGGTTAATGCCGGATTGGTTACAGACCAAATGGCATCCAGCGTATTTACAGGTATCGGTCTTCCGGCAATTGAAATCAAGGAAGATTATGTAGAAAATCAGGCAGGCGAGAACGTACAGATTTATCCAGATGACCGTATCACTCTGTTGCGTACCGATAAGGTGATGAAGATGCGCCACCATAAGCCGTATGTAATGACTGATCCCGTTCCGGGACGTTCTTACAATACTTCTGAAGGCCAGATGTCTGTATGTAACTATCGTGACGAAGAAGGTAGATACATGGAATACACCGCTGAATGGATTCCTGAGTTTACCGCTCCGAACAAGATTGTGAATTTCGATTTATCAACCATGAACGCTGTCCCGGAGGGATAAGGAGGATTTTATGAAGATTAAAGTGATTGATATTTTCCGCGACAAGTTTACTGGCGAAGTGTACAATCCGGGTACAATCCTCGATTTTGAAGACGAAACCCGCGTGAAAGACCTTTCGGAACGCAAACTTGCCGAAGTTATTGAAGAGAAGAAAGCCTCTAAGGGGATTTTTCTCTTCGAACAGGAGTTTGAAAAGAAAGACGTTGTAGAAGCATTGGAGTCTATCGGTGTCTCTGTAACTGCAAATATGAGAGAGGGAACACTTCTTTCTAAAGCAGGAGAACTGGACGAAGAAAAGACTTCCGCTTTGAAAGAAGCATTAGGTATCGAGTGATGACGGTAAACGGCTACATACAACAGAAGTTCCAGACCTTCGGCATTCAATTGTCGGAAGCTGACCTTTTGGATATGTGTCTGAACTCGAAGATAAGCGGAGAGGATGAGATGAACGAGGATTGCTACGGTCTTGTGTCGGTGGCAATTGCGAAGTTCATCCCCTCTCTATTGCTTCGTGCCACTTCAATCAGTGAAAGCGGTTTCTCTATGTCTTGGAATCTTGAAGGGATAAAGCAGTATTACTCTTTTCTCTGCAAGATGTACGGATTGAAAAACGAATTAAGTAACAAACCTAAAGTGACTTTTTTATGATATTCGCTCCACACATATTGCAAGTAAAGGTGATTACACCGCTGGATAAGGATGAGTTTGGGCGTCCGATTCCCGGAACAGGTGGTGAATACTGGCAGGAGGTATGTAAGTGTCGCTGCGACGATAACACTACCAAAGAGTTTAAATCAACCAATGGCGAGGTATATCGTCCGAATTTCCATGTGGTGTGCGAGAAGAGAATCACTGTCAAGGCAGGCGATGAAGTCCGTTGCATGGATGGTGATGACGTAAGAGGTCAAGGCGAGGTTTATACAGTGAAGAGTACAAACTACTTTAACTACTCGGAATTATGGATGTAGATTTCGATTTCTCAGATGTCGACTCCTTTTTCGATGAAGGAGAATGGGAGGTCGAAAAGAAGATGATTGATGTAGGCGATGAAGCCGTGAAGTACGCGGAGGAACATGGCGATTATCAAGACCACACACTCACTTTGAGAACGTCCAATGATTACGATGTCGATAAAGACGGTTTGACACTGAAAAACGAAGCGGAATACGCATCATTCGTAGAATCTAAAGGGTATGATGTTTTAAGTGGTGCCGCTCTTCATGCGGAGAAACGATTAAAAGAAGAATTTGAAAAATGAAAAGAATATTCAAGTATGAATTGATTGTTGCAGACCATTCAAAACTATGTCTACCTATCGGGTCGAAGATATTGTCTGTTCAAGTACAACGAGATACTGTTTGCTTGTGGGCTATTGTAGATGAATATCAGAAAGAATTGTGCTTTGTGAATATTTATATGTACGGAACGGGGCAACACGTATCAGATGCAGATTTGGCTGGAAAAAGATTTGCCGGAACGGTTCAACTTGGAGATTTGGTTTGTCACGTATTTCTCGAATATGACGAAAACGTCCAATATTTGATAGTATGATAGTAACTACCGACATAGGAAACATTCTCTACCGGGACTGCAAGGCTTTCGGAATAGACATAGCACCCAACGGGGAAACACTGACGGGTGAATTGACCTCTGAAAGAATCGTTATCCACACGAAGAAACAACAGCCGGGAAAGTATTGGAAGAAATCTTTCGCAGAAGTGAATCTATGTGTACCCAATTTAAGCGAGAATGAAGCGAACACAATCCGGCTTAACGAACTTGAAAGAAAGGCTGGCAAGCTGCTTAATGATGTAGTAAGTACCTATGACGGTACAACCTATCGTTACTCTATCGAATCAATTGGCACGGAAGCGGATACAGCTTTGAAATGTCATTATGTGAATGTAAGAATTTTATTTGAAGTAATAAATGTAAAATTATAAGATTATGATTTCAGCAGTAGGAATAAAAAGAATCTTGTTTGCCGATATTGATAAGGTAACGGCAGACATTACCCCCGAAATCGCAAAGACTTTGATTCAAGCCGCCATCAAAGCGAAAGATGAGGTTTTGAATGTACATGGGGAAACGTGGCAGATTGAGGAAACGGAAGCCTCTGTCACTGGGTACAAGAACCAATTAACAGGAAAGAATTACCGTTACGATGATGTGCCGGGAGAAGTATCACCCGCTTTTTCTATCGGACAGTATGACTGGAAGACAAAGAAAGCGTTCATGGGTGGCGATGTTATTCAGGCAACATCTAAAGATGCGGGTTGGAAGCGTGCTTTGGATAAAGTGGTTATCAACAAAGCATTGTTCTGTCTGACTGATGATGATGTATGGTTTATTTTCCCGAAATGCCGTATTATTTCCCGCGAAGCTAATACGGACAAAGCAATTGCCATTGCAGTACGCGGAATGGTTCAGGAGCCGGGAATCGAAGGAGTTTCTTCTGAATACAATTACGAAGAGGAAGCTATCAAAGCCTTGATACCAACGGTGTAACATTTTGAGGTAAAACGATCGTAAACAGCAAGGGTGAGGTGGTGGTATTCGCTTCACCCTTGTTTCAATTTAGAATCATGAATCAAGCATCAAAAATAGTTTCTGATGCCCTTTTAGGGCTGGATTTTAAGAATGTCGAAATAGGTGGAGTTGTTTATACAATCAAGCCGCCCACAATCAAGGTTATTTGTAGTGCTATTCATCATTTTTCCAATATTGGTATGACAGGTGACAACATCATGGAAGCTATCAAGAAACTTCCCGGAGTCACAGATGATATGCTGAAAGGTATCTCCTGTTTTATTTGTGGTAATGAGAATATGACTAAGGCTTTGGAAAACGGAACCTTTGATGAAATCAAAGAAGTTTTGGAAATATGTTTCTCTATGATGGATATTTCGGCTTTTCAGTGTGTCAGCTCGATGAGGAACGTGTCGATGCTGGCAGCAAGACCGAAACAGTAGGAAACGCAACGTTCTTCGGGCAGATAGCCCATTTGATTGACACGCTTCATCTGAGTTATACAGAAGTGTTTGAAGTTATCCCTTATAGGAATCTGTTGATGATGCAACGAGATAAGTTACACACAGTATATGGTGGTCAAAAGGTGAATAGAATCAGTGGTAAGGAATTGGCTAATCGTAGGAAAAAATTATAGATATGGCAAAGTTATCAGAGGCTTATTGTATATTTGTTTAACTTTTAAAATTTAAAGCTGAGTCAGAAAAAGAAGAAAGAGCTGGAATCAGATGAATGCGCAACTTGATAGAATAGCAAGACATCCAAACTCAACAGAAGCCCGCTATCAAAGGGCAAAAAAGCGCAAATAGGCTATGCGGAAAACATCTTAAATTCAAAAGGTGGAATGCGTGCTTATAGCCGTAGTTTTGAAAATGTGAGAAACTACAAGATTTCTCGTAGAACTTATATGGGACTGAATGGCGGATAAAGTTAAAGCCGGAGAAATCCGGCTTTGTTATGTTAACTTTAGTAATTGTATTATAAAAACAAATGTGACTATCAATGTCGAAATAATGGTAAACAAAGACCGCCATGTTGTTTTGCTAATCCTTTTCCCATGATTTTGTATCTCTTTCTGTGATTTGCTCATTATTGCACTTTCAAAACGGCTTTTCTCCATCATTTCGTAATCAACAAAGACCAAATTTAACATATTAAATATAGGTAGTAAAATCCACCATGGATTTGTCTGTGAGTCTGGCATAGCTATTATTACAAAATATCCAGCAATCAACATATTGTTGAAAGAGAAAAGTTTATCATGTATTCTGTCATAATAACGAAGGATATCATGTAATCCTTGTTTTTCTTGTTCTTTGAAGTTTTGAATTACTTCATCAGCCTCTTTCAAGCTTTGCTCTATTTCTTCCTCTGTCATAGTATCTATCATTATTGATGCCCGTATTATTGGTCGGCAAACTGGGTGCGGGCGTTTGAACTACATATTATTTCTAATCTCTTTTAGTACATTTGCAATGAGGTTTTCATTCTCATTTAATTTATTGATTTTAACCTCCCAAAAATCATTTGATTTTTGAGTTGTAGTATATTCTTCAGAATAATTGAAATAAATATTAGATAATTTTGAGTTTATTGAAAAAATGTTTTCTGTGATGTCATTAAATTTGGCGAATGTCGATTCTTCAAAATAAAGTTGTATTGCATTTGTAGCTCTTTTTAAGTTATCTAAAGGGGGTTGAATTATATTATCTATATCAGTTGTTGATATTTTGTGTTCGAAAAAATCATATAAGGGTAAATTCTTAAATAATAATACAGTTTCAGAATAGGCATCCAAATATCTCTTTACAGCATCTAATTTGCATTGTGTAAAAAGTGAATGGTTGATCTCTTTCTTTTTATTAATGGAATTAATAATAGTCTTAATTAAATAACCGCACCCTAATAATAAGAGAGAGATTTGAGCCCAATAGTCAGTTAAAACAGTTGTTGATGCTTCCATATTAAATTAATTTATTTGAATGCTCCATCCTTTGTTTGGCGACACATGGGGCGTTTGGTGGTTATAGGATTATTTCCAGTTCTTGATGAGCCAGACTAAAATAGAGATTTTGAATCAGATGTAGATATTTGTACTCAAAATAAAACTCATCATCCGACATGACTATTTTATATACAATATCAGCTGCAACTTCAAGTTGAAAACAATTCATTGCTTCATCTATTGGTATTTTTAACCCATTAATTTGTTTTTTTATTTTAAGATCAGGTTTGATTGGCTCTATATCACTACATTTAATTTTAGGACCACTTAATCCATCCTTGAATTTAACGAAGTGTTCATTTTTCCCATTGGATTCTATCATTGCTATCTGTTTATATTTTCCAGCATATTCCACCCAATTGTTAATTCTTAATTCTTCTGCTTTAATCATTTTTATTCCTCCATCTTAAATTTCTTCCCACAGTTGGGACAGATGATAGTATTTTGATCTTCTTCTCCTTTGACCTCATCTGGTGATGCAAAAAGCTGCCACATTGGAACGTTTAGAGCAGTAGCAATTTTTTCAAGGGTTGGATATGAGGGTTTTCCATTCACTATTTGGGCAAGCCCAACTCTTGACATACCTAACAAATCAGCGAACTCCTGTTGAGTATATCCTTTTTCTTTAATGAGTTCTTTTATTCTATGTTCCATAATCGTGTATTTAAATATGGTGCAAATATACATTATAAAGAAGTGTGTATAGTAAATGCTTTACTAATTAATGTTAAAGAATATACTATTCTTTACTTATTTTATTATTTATGTAGATTATATACTTTACATTTGTCGCATCAAAGTAAATGAAATACTAAATATACAAAGATATGAAACGCTACAACTTATCTCAAATCATGAAAGATGCTCACCGCTTCTACAATAGCAGATCAAGAATGGGTAGAACCTTTGGCGAATGTCTGAAACTCGCTTGGCGTTGGGCTAAAGATGCTATCAAGTTTGCAGAAGAAAGAGAAGCTAAGATAAAGGCTATGATAGCGCATCAGAAGCCGCAAGGCTTAATTGTTTAAATAATAGTAAAATTTCAAGGGTTTGTAGAGGAGAGAGGAAAACATCCGGTGGATTTATATGGAAATATGTTATATTACTATTTGTCTTTTATGTATTGATAAGAGTGAATAAGGGGTGAAAATTCACCCTTTATTTGTTATGACATAATTTTATCTATTTTGTCAAAATTATCAAAGCGTGAAAAATCAATAGAATAGTTGCCCAATTTAGATAGTTCTTTTTTATATAATTGGCATTTTTCCTGATATTTTGCTTCATAGGCATCTTTTGCAGGTTCTGAATTCATACCAGCAGTTCGAGTTTCTTTATGCAGTATTACAATGTCATTTATAAAACATTTATTATAAATTTCAAATGCTTTATCAGGATGTCCTAATATGATTTCCTTTTTAGCTGCTTCAAGAGAAGCGTCTGTACCGTCAATTAAGTTCTTTTTTATCCTACTAACGTCATCTGTCATAATCCATACCTTGAAGAAAAGAATGATTTGTAGAATACCAAAGATGATAACTATCCATCCTGTAAAAGTGAGCATATCTTCCATAATTGTAGTTTTTAGTTAGATAATACGCAAAATTACCGAGAAATTCAATTATTTCAAACTATTTCACGATAATTCTTCCATTGTCGTGTTTTTACAATCTCTGAAATGCTAAAACAGACCATCGAGTTCTTCCTTTGCAATTATTTTCCCACAATCCCTCAATTGTTGCGTATTTGTATAAAAATAAGCAAGCTAAATTTAGGATATGTGATAAATTTGAGTAGTAAGTAATAAAAAAATAAGAATAGAAATGGGAAAGCTTGTATTTCGTGTGGCTTCGGATTGGCAAGAAGTTGTAAGATTAAGGACAGAAATAGAAAAGTTGAAACAAACACTTTTTTCTATGGATTCAACTCAATCTCCTGATACATTTAAAAAACTAAATGCTCAGTTAGGAGAAAATAGCAAAAAAATGAATACCCTTATTTATGATGCTGCCAAAGCAGGAGCAACAATGGAAAATGATTTCAAAAAAGGTATTTATGATGGCGAAAAAGCTGTCAATTCCTTATCCGAAGAAATCATCAAACAAAAAGACATCATACGTGAGACACAGAATGATGTTTCAATGCTTACAGAACAATATAAGAAATTAGGAAAGTACGACCCTAAAAGACAATCTTTATCAGATGAATTAAACCGTGCAAAGGCAGCATTAGGAGAACAAAAGTATGCTCTTGGTGAATTACAATCACAACAGGCTCTTGCGAGATTATCTACCAAAGCTCTAAAAGATGAATATGCTTTATTCAAAGATGAGAGCAAGGCTGTTATAACTACCAATGATGAGGTTGGAGTATCATTTAAGAAGATGCTTGCTACTATTGGGGGAATTGCTATGTTGAAACAAGTTGCTTCAAATGTTGTTTCAACTGCTGGGATGTTCCAGAAATACGAATCTGTTTTGACCAATGCTCTGGATGGTAGTTCAGATAAGGCGAAAGCATACCTATCTGACATAAATAGTTTTGCCGCGAAAACAAACTTCCAGCTTGATGAGCTGACGGATGATTTTATAAAGTTCGTCAATCGTGGTGTAACTCCTTCGATGGATGCCATGAAAAGAATGGGAGATTTCACAAATACCGTAGCTAAACCATTCGATCAACTGACAGAAGCGATACTTGATATAAATAACTCAGAGCGTTGGAAAGAGTTCGGCGTTCGCGT